GCAGTTCTGCGCGCTCTTCGCGTGCGATGCGGCTGTCCTCAAGGCGCATCAGCAGTTCCTGCGCGCGTTGCTCTCGGGCCGCTTGGCGTTCAGCGGTCTGCGCTTCAAGTTGCTGCCGCTGGAAGTCGCGCGTCTGAACCTGATTCGCCATGTTCCCGGCCATCTGCGCCACTTGCGGGCCGAACTGCATACCGCGCATGGACCACTGCATGAAGTCCTCTGCCGTCGGCTGCTTCGTGGTCGTGACTTCCTCAAACGATCCAGCCCCCGGACGGTCGCCCACCAGTTGCGTGCTGGTTTCGCTTGTGGCCGTCGGCATGGCCTTGAGGTATTCAGCCAGATCGGTCTGGCGCCGCTCGTTGAGCGCGCGTTCTCCCTGCTGCACGTCTGCCAGTTCGCGCTGCCCCGAATACTGCTTCAGCGCGTTTGCAAGGTGCTGCAGAGGATGAGTCGCAACGAACTGATTGCCGACCATCTGACCGGCAGGAATCGCCTGCTGGCCTTGTGCGCGCAGCGCTTCGGCGTACTTGCGGCGCTGGTCGAGTTGCTGCGCTTCGGCGTCATAGTCGGAGATGGTTCCAAAGCCCACGGTTTTCATATTCACCCCCCGAAGCCCATTGCCTTGCCCATCCACGGCGAACCAAGCGCCGCGCCACCCAACGAGAACAGCCCGCCCATCATCCCGCCGAACGCAGCCTGATCCGCGTTATAGGCGTTCATGTCCGCGCCATACTGCATGTTCGCTGCGCTCAAGAGGTCAGGCCCTGCCGTGGTCTGCTGCTGCGGAACATTCGTAAAGCTCGGGTTGGTCACCTGCGCGCCAGTCCGAACGGCGTTCAGGGTGTTCAGCGGCTCGTTGCGGAAGAAGGACTGCTCTTGGATCGCCTGCTGACGCGCCTGGTTGCCTACGTCAATGCCACGGATGGCCGCCGCGAGCATGAGGTCGTTGTTCCGCTGGGACTGGTTGAACATCTCCGATCCGTAGGCGTCAGAACCGATGGTGATGCCCTGGTTCTGCAGGCGCGAGCGCAACGCCTCGTCCTGTCTGTCCAGCGTCGGCTGCAGGCGGCGCAGGATGGCGTCTTGTGCAGTCTCGCCAGCATTGACCATCTGCGCCGGCAGGGCGTCTTGATCAAAAGGCTTGGAAAGCATGTTGCTGACGTAATCAAGCCCCTTGTTCTGCAGGCTTGCGAGGCCGAGAGACGTCTGGTTCTGGGCGTCCAGCAATTGCTGCTGCTCGGGCGCAAGATCAACACGCATCGCCCAGCGGTCCGGGTCGTATCCGGTCATGAACTGCTCTCGGGTCGGCGCAGTCGGCTTGGTAAGTTGCTGCTGGAACTTCTGCCCTTGCTGCGCCTTCATGTCTTGGTTGTACTTCGCCAAGTCATTCTGATACGACGCCAGCGCTGTGTTGTAAGCCGACTCGTTGAACTGGTTACTCGTCGGGTTGAAGTACGTCAGATTCCCGTAGGGCGTGTATTGATCGACGCGGTTTGCCTTGGCGGCAATGCGTGCAGCGTCCGCGTTGCCCTCCGCCGTCTCTCGCGCGGCGGCGGCGTAATCCGGCGCCTTTGGTGCCTTACCTTTTCCCATTGTTCCACCTCAAAAAGCGGCAGTCCTCTTTCCAGAGAACCATGACGACAAGATCGGAATCATTCCGGCCTGCTTTTTCGAGGGTTGCCTCTACTTTGAAGCCTATGTGCTTGTTGAGCTTTAATGCGTCTGTATTGGTCGATTCGACCAAGCCAGTAATGCGACTGCACCCCAACTGATTAAATGGATAGTCAGTGACCGCCCACCAAAACTGACGCGGCGGCGATCCGTCTATCCGTTGATGAACAAATACGTTTGATCCGCTGAAGCCTTCGTAGGCGACTCCGGCAACAAGCTGCCCATCCTTCTTCCATCCGATTCCCTGAGAGTGATCGGAAACAGCCCCTCCGACGCGCTGAAATACCCATTCAGCGACGCCCGAGCCTATGACCAGCATCAGATGATTCCGCCCGCCTCGAAAACGTAGTCCGTGGCGTTCCAGCGGATTTCAATGTCCTTCGCTTCGCACTTGAGATACAGCGCGGCGCAGTAGCCAATGCCTGCGGCGTGCTGCCAGCTCGTGAGTTGCCGCAGCCCGCCCGCCCAGTTGAACGCACCCCATACCGCCGTACCCCACAGCGGGGTAGAACCGCCCGCGCCGTAGGACACAACGTTAGTCGGCTCGCGCGTCTCGAACTCGTAGTTCATGCCGATGTAGAACGTCGGCTCGCCGTCCGACTGCATCATCGGGCGCACAAGCTTGAAGTGCTTCTCAAGCTTGCTGCCGAAGTAGTGATACGACTGCAGGCACTGCACGGTGACGTTGATTCCGTTCGCGCCCGTAGAGGTCGCGTTGTCGCTGTAGCCCGTCCATGCCTTATAGACCGCGTTCTGGCTACCGAAATACTGCGAGTCTGAGAATAGTTCCCAGCAGAGCGCGTTCTGCCCTTCAAACCGCGTCCATGCGCCGCTGATCGTGTTCATTGCCCATTGATGCTGCATCGTCGAACTGTCGGGCACATTCACCATCAGCATGTTTATGGACGGATGCAAAAACACCTGCCAGCCGTTGTTACCTGACAGTGTTTCCGCCTCGCGGGAAAGCAGAGGCTGAATCTTGTCCGTTAGCGTGTTCTGCGAATTGACGCCGGACGACACCAGCGCTTTTGAAAGCTGCTGAACGCCGCTCTTCGAGAGGTATGCCACGTCCCCGCCCATCCCATCGAAGCAGCGCCTCCCCAGCGGCTCCGCAAGCCGCCATACGCCCACCAGCGACCACAGGGAAGCGTTCGTCGGGTCGGTGCCCTTATAGACAAGGCACTCGCCTTTCGACGTGATGAAAACAAGGTGGTCGTCCATCCCTTCGCCTGCATCGACCGTCCAGGTCGTAGCGGCAACGAGATAGCCGCCGAGCTTGCACAGGCTGCGAAAGTCGAAGATGGACGCGGCTCCGCCGATAGACTGCGAGGTCAGGAAAGCAGCCCGCAGGCCGTCTTTCAGGATGAACCAGAGCCGGTCCTTGTGCGCCGTGACATGCACGATATCGGTCGTTGTGATGCCAGTAATGGCCGGCGTAGATGAACCATCAACGGCGACCCATGACGATCCGTTGTACAGCAGCGGCTTGTCCATGCCATTGACCATGTACATGAACGATCCGCCTGACGTGCTGAAATTGACGTGCTGCCAGTAGGCGGATGTCTGCCCAGACACGACAGCAGCGCCAACAACGCCGGCTGACGTCACGTCAAACACCGAGTCGCCCGCCGCTGCGAACATCTTTGTTGCGGTGCCGCTGGTGTAGGTGCAGAGCGTTTCCACCGGGTCAGAAAATCCGGTCACATGCTGCCGGTATCCCCTGCGGTTTCCCACGTAGTACGGCGTCGGCCACCAATTGACCATATACACCGCGTCTTCCTCGTGCATCGCAGCCAGCGAGTCTTTCGCGTTGATGCCGCGAACCGGCGCAGGTACAGTCGCCGTGCGCGACACACGCGAGCCACGAGACGACTTGATTGGCTTCCTCATACCGTCCAATTCCCGTCCGGAATGGTCGGGCTTCCCAGGCTCGCGTAAGTGCCCGCATGCAGGTACAGGTCGGATGCCGCGCCGTCCTCGCCCATCAGCGCCGACACCTTGCGTTCCGCCTTGGTGAAGTCCTCTGCGTATTCCAGCCCCTTCGTCTGACGCCAGCGCCAGATAAGGCCGAGAATCAGCGCATCGTCGTCGAGCAGGTGCGTATCGTCGTCGCGCGTGAATTGCTCTTTGCGCGTGCCGTCAGCAGCCACTATCCACCGCTTGTCGATGTACTCGAACGAGTACGACTGACCCGCAGCGGGCGCAGGCTCAAGCATCAAATTTCCGCCGCGCACGTACCACGCCGGATCAACCAGCGACGCAAGGCCCGACTTCAGCCGCTGATACTGGCGAGGCGTGACCGGGCCGGGCGCTTCTCTCTGCTGCGAGCGATTCCAGACGGTTTCATTGATGAAGCGACGAAAGCCCGGCGCGAGTGTGGCAAGTGCGCCCTGAGAAGGCGTCGCCACACTGGTAAAAGTCGCCTCTGTTTGCAGGTTTGTCCAGTCATGGCGGCTGGAGAGGTCGCGCCCTTCCTCGTTCAGAAGCGACAGCATCTGAGTAATCTGCGGGTCGGTCGAGTTGGTCGCCGTGTTGGACACGGGAAACCCTACTCGCCGGCACATCTCCTGCACGATTTCGAGCGCGTTCATTTATGCGTCCTGTTCTTTCGGCGGGCGACCACGGCGCGGCGCGTCGTTGAGCTTCGCCATCAGTTCCGCGATCTGCGCCTGCATCTGCTTGTTGGATTCCTCAAGCTCTGCCATGCGCGCCGCATCCGCCATCGACAGCGCTGCGCCGCTGGCCTGCTTGAGCCATGCCCGAGCCTTCACCCGCAGCTGCTCGCCGCCCATCCCGATTCGCTGAACAGAGGTGTCCGGCAGGTCTGCAAGCTGCTCCACCGTCAGCACGCCCAGAGACTTGAGCGTGTCGGCCTGCGAGCGGGTGACAGCGGCCCACTCAGCCAGCGGCGTGCCTACGACAGGCGCCTGGTTCTGGTACTGCTGGAAGTGCGCCCAGTGGCGCGGGAAGCGGCGCTTGTGGTGTTCCTTCGCCATCGTGTCGATCACCGTAGTCGGATCGCCCGGCACCTGAATGCGGATGAACGGCACGTCCTTGAAGACCGGATGCCCTGCCTGTTCGCTTGCCGCTTCGTCCTTCATGGACTCCATGCGGAATTCCACATGAAGCTTTTCGTCCGCTCGCGGATCGATTTCCCCAATTTCCATGTTCTGTTCTCCGTTGTTGCCCCAAAAAAGGCCCGGAGCCGAAGCCCCGAGCCAAGGGGGAAAGCGTTACAGCGTGCGGCCCACGTAGGGATACGTGACCCGAGCGGAAGCCGCGCCCGCACCCGCGCCCTGTGCCGCGAACAGCGCGACGCCGGTTACCTCTTCAGCGCCTGCCGTGCCGTCGTCGTCGAGTTGGCCTGCCGTGCCGGTGGTGTTCAGGCGCGTGCCCTTCGCAGCCAGCGCATTGACGCGCACAGAGCCGATGCCATTGACCAGGCCCCAGCCGTAGCCAGAAGCGGCAATGGTCGCCTGCGGAATGACGACGGGCGCGCCCTGCGATGCGCCCGGCGCGGAGTTGGTCGTATCGACCATGTCCACCACGTAGAGCGCGGAAGTGATGACTGCCGCGTAATACTGCGTGACGCCGCCCGCATCCGCACGCACGAACACGTACTCGTTGCCGAGGTGGTCGTGGCCGCGCTGGCCCGGTTTGAACGGCGGGTTATCGGTCGAGGCCCAGACCTCGCTCGGGGTGATGCCGATGATGTAGCTCATTTCAATCTCCTGAATGGGCGGGACTGGCCCGCCCGTTGATTACGCGGTCAGCACGCCCTGGAACTGAGCACCCGAGCAGGTCAGGTTGCCGGCCCATCCGATGTGACGCACGACGGCATCCTGATTGACCGACTGACGGTCGCCGCCGATGGCCACGAAATTGCGGGCCGAATGCGGACGCCAGTGCAGGTACTTGGTGTTGATGAAGTACATGGTGTCCTGCGGGCAGTTGCCGCCGATACCACCGTCCAGCACCACGTCGCACGAGCCGCCCGCGCCGTAATACTTCAGCGCAGTGAAGCCGGCGCCCGCCGAACCCTTCTCGTCCATGAAGCGCTGATTGGCCTGCAGGGATTCGAGGTAGAAGCGGTAGAAGTTGCTGTCGGCCGTGATCAGGTCACAACGATCGGTGCCGCGAACGGTCTGGACGATGACGCGGTTCATCAGGCCCTGAATGGTCGTCGGACCCGGCGTGACGGACGGCGACAGCGACGAAGCATCGACCGCCACGTTGCGCCAGAAAGCCCAGTTCAGCCGGTCAATGCCGCCGTAGGTGCCGCTGCCCGGAGTAGTCGAGATAGCCGCCTGCAGACCGGTGATGTTCTTGCCCACGTTGCCGGTGCCGTCGCCGTACAGGTCAGCAGCGATGCGGTTCATCAGGTTCGCTTCAGCGATCTTGATGCGCGATTCCATCAGATCGATGAACGCCTCTTCGCCCGCGTTCTGCAGCATTTCCAGACCGGACATGGTGACCGCTGCGCTGTACTGCTTGATGTCGAACTGAGCGGCCGAGATGGGCGAATTCACGCCGATGTTCAGCAGCTCATAGCCCGAATACGAGTTTGCATTGACAGTCGCGCTGTCCTCGTACATCAGCTCTTCGTAGATGATCCGACCGCCCGAGAACGGGCGCGAGTTGCCGCGCTGCTTCAGCTTCAGCAGCAGAGCATTGTTGTCGGTCAGGTTGTCGGCCAGCGTCTTGGAACGCTGCTCGATGGTGGTAGCGATCAGGTCGCTTACCGCAGTATTGGCGAAAGCCATGATTTACTCCTTAGATGCGGTCGCGCATGCCGGCCAGATTGGCGGCGATCGT